AGAGTGTGCAGAGTATAGGAACAGACCTTTTGTTTTTGACTCAAACAGGTCTAAGAGGATTAGGTAGAGCAATACAAGAAAAGTCACTTCCTATTACTGACTTGAGTAGGAACATAAAGCAAGAGTTGATTGCTAATACACTGGCTACTGCTACACCTGTTAGCACTGTGTACAGCCCTGAGAACTACTTTTATCTTTTGTGTTTTGCTGATCTTAACCTAGTGTACTGCTTTGACATACGAGCAACTTTAGAAAACGGTTCTTACAGGGTTACTCGTTGGCCTAGTGTTGACTTTAAGTCGTTTCAAAGAGACAGAAATGGAGACATATACATAGGCTGTACAGACGGCGTAGGTAAGTATGCCAACTATAGAGACAACGGAGAGTCTTACCGCTTTAGGTATTTTAGTCCGGGGCTTACGTTTGGTGATCCAGCAAAAATTAAGATGTTAAAGAAGATTAGACCTACTTTGATTGGAGGAAACAACTCAGACATTTTCCTCAAGTGGTCTTACGACTTTTCATCAGATGCTAGTTCTAGTACTTTTAGGACAAGCAGTGATATTCCGGGTTTTTATGGGCAGTCTGAGTACTCTAACGCTGACTTTTCTGCTGAAGGAATTACTATAAGCAGGAACTCACTAAACACCACAGGGTACGGATCTGTAATTAACGTGGGCCTTGAGACAGACATTAACGGCTTTGCTTTGTCTATACAGGAAATGAACGTATTAGCACTATTAGGTAAAACGATATGATGAATTATGATAAAAATAGGAGTAGTTACTAATGGGGTTTTTAAGCGATATTATAGATGCCTTTGTTCCTAGTAACATTGAGAGTCTCTATACTCAACCCATACCCTCTGCGGTGGCTCCTGATGTTTCATTTAGGCCGTTTACCGTGTCGGGGCCAACAGGTGGGGTTCAGGCGTCAGCAAGCGGCACTCAGTTTGCTCTAAATCCTACTGGTCAAGCTTTACAAGACAAGCTAGAGGCTAGTGCCATGTCTAGATTTGCTACTACTCCAGCAAACTACATGGAATTAGGTAGTGCGAGAGAACAGGCGCTGGGCGTTGGTCAACAGTTTACAGCCCAAGCCGGTAACTACGGACTGCCTATGGCCGACAGAGAACAAGAGGTGTATGACCGCATTAGGGCTACACAGCTTGGTGAAGAAGAAAGACAGAGGCTTGCCTTAGAAGAGCGTTTGTTTAATCAAGGTCGTATGGGTGTACAGACCTCTATGTTTGGTGGTACACCAGAGCAGTTTGCAATGTCTAAAGCACAAGCAGAAGCTCAGAACCAAGCATCCTTGATGGCTATACAACAAGCACAAGCAGAGCAACAACAACAAGCGGCTCTTGGGGCACAGTTTACTACTTTAGGCTCTGGTCTTACGGCACAACAGCAGGCACTTGAGTCTGGTCAGCAACAGATGGGCTTAGGTGCACTTCAGGGTGCTTACGTACCACAGGCGGCTATGCTGTCAGCGTTCTCTCCAGCACTCAACGTAGCGTCTTTGGCAGACGTAGCACGTAGACAACAAGGTGAGCTTGGTTTAGAAGCGCAGATGGCTAATATTTCTGGACTTGTTGGTCAAAGGGCAGCGCTTGCTAATATGTACAGTGGAATTTATGGTGGTCTAGGTTCTGGTCTAGGCGGGTTGCTTGGCGGTCAATTAGGCTCTTCAATTTTTGATAAAATCTTTTCCTAAAACAACAGGATAAATAAAATGGCTACTAATATAGGTTCAATTTTAGCCCAATCAGGGGCGACTGCTGGTCAACTTATGGGCGGTGGTATTGCTAATCTTGGTGCTGGTTTAAGTTCTGGAATAGGCGGTATGTTGACTAACCGTAGAAAAGCAGAAGAGGAAGCTGAAGCACAGCAGTTACTACAACAGTACTCTAATGACCCTGCTCAACTACGGGCAATTGCACAAAAATATGCTACAGAAGGTAATAGTGCGTTGTCTGGGGTGTTTAGCAACGCCGCTGAACAATCTATTGCTAGTTCGACAAGAGCTACACTAGGTGCGGCTGTTGCTGGTATAAAAGAACAAGACCCCACAGCGTTATTCGCGGCTGGCCGTACATTAATAGAGAGTGGTTCTGTAGAGCAAGGATTTTCATTAATCCAGAAAGCTGAAGATATAGCTAAAACAAAAGAAGATGCTAAAAAAGTGGCCGCAAGAAAAGTTGCTTTGGCGCGGAGGGCTACTGATTTAGGATTATTAGGCGTGGTAACCAGCCTTGAAACCACAAGTGATCTTGACGTTATTAATGATATTGCTAAAGACCTGCGGGCAGAAGAGCTTAAGAGGGTTGGTAACAAAAACCCTGTAGTTAGACAGCGTATTGCTGAATTAGCTGGTATTAGCGCTGATAAGTTTAAAGAGTTAGGACTTGCTGATGTAAGTGAGGGAGCTTTTGATGATGTTATTAACGGGGAAAAAGGTGAGATTACTTCTTGGTTAACTGCTGAAGGAAATATTAAGGCTCTCAGAGAAAACACTTACGCAATGGTTTATGACGTAGAGGCAGGTAAATGGACACAGCCTTCAGAGCTAGGGTTAACTACCGCACCACCTCAAGTACAAAAAGTGGAACAAATTGCGTCCCAAATGGGTACAGAATTAGCTAAAGTAGGTGCTAAGAATTTTACAGATATGTACGATCAGGCTACCAAAGCTGTAGCAACTATTGAAACTGTAGATTCATCTTTACCTCTTCTAGACGATATGTTTACAGGTGCTGGTGCAGAACTTAAGTTAAACATAAACAGGTACGCAGAAGCTTTTGGTATAGACTTAGGAAACTTAGACGCTATTGCTAACAACGAAGTTTACTTAGCTAAAGCAGCTACACGAGTTGCTGAGTACATTGTTAACTTGGGTGCTGGTACTGGTCTATCTGATAAGGACAGAGAGTTTTCAGAGGCTGTGGTAGGTGGGCGAGTAGCTTCAAATGCTGAATCACTAAAAAGAATACTAAAAGATTTAAAGCGTGGTGCAGAGAATAAGGTAAACTCTTATAACTCAGTTAGACAAAACGTGATGGCTGGACTAGGAGAAAACCAAGTAGGTGTTATGACCTTCTTCCCTTCTGTAACAATACCAGAAGCAGGGACTCAAAAAGTTCAGTGGAGTGATCTTTAATGAACGTAGAGCTACCAAATGGTGTAGTACTAGAGGGTGTTCCTGAGGGGACTACGAAAGACGAGATTATGGCTAAGGCTATTGCTGGAGGCTACGCTACTGAGCAAGACTTTGCCTCCGCTGATTCTGTTGAACAAGATGTTCCTTATCTACAACAGGTACAAAATAGATACCAAGAGTTTAACCCTAGTCAGATTTTATCTAAAGTCCCTGAGGAATACAAAAGAATATCTGATACCATCAGGCAAGGACGACCGGGTGCTGCTGAACAAATGGAACAAGGAGTAGTACCTGCACCGCTAGACCCCGCGACCGCTGCTGTAGTAGGTATCTCACAGGGCGCACGGGCAGGTGGTGAGATCATAGGCGGCTCTATAGGTTTATTGATTCCTGATGCTGTACGTGAAGGCGCTCAAAATGCTTGGGATTTTATTAAAGAGGCATCTTATGTTAAATCAGCTACTCAGGCACTAAGCAAGGGAGGCGAGTACTACGAACAATGGAAACAACAAAACCCAGCAGAGGCAGAGCAACTAGAGGCTACTCTAGATGTGGCACTGTTAGCTACTCCGCAGCTAAAGGGTACTACTGCTGTTGCAGACGGAGTTACAAAGAAGGCTAGGGCCGCTAGACGTAAATTTAACGAGAACAACATAGAGGAACTTAGGGCTGGTATACTACGTATGATGCGTCCTGAGAACTTTGAAGGGGCTGGTGAAGTTGTAGAAGTAGGTGCCACCCGCAAAAAGGTGTACGTACCTAACGACAAAGAAGACACCGTTAACAAGGTGTTAGAGACTGTGGAAGATATTAACCCTGATCGTTCTTACACGTATAACCACCAAGTGGCATCAAAGGCTATTAACGAAGCAGAAATGGACCTACAGAAGCACATTCAGAGGTCAGGGAACCCTAAGTTCGACATTGAGACTATGCTAAACGACATGGTGTCTATGGTAGAGGAGTTTAGTAATACACCCGCGTATAAGTTGTTAAGTGCTGATGCTCAAAGCAAGGCAAAAGAGTTTTCTTCTATTGCGCTAGATATGCTACGGAAGACTGACGGTACGGCTAGGAGTCTACTAGAGGTTAGACGCGAGTTTGACAAGTTTTTAAACGCAGGTTCGGGGAATGTCTTTGATCCTATCGTAGAGTCTGCTAAATCTGCCGCAGGACAACACGTCCGTAACATACTAAACCAACAACTAAAGGATATAACAGACGGGGACGAAGTACATCATTTGTTAGACCGTCAGCACCACCTGTATATGGCTAAAGATAGACTAAGGGAAGGAAGGGCTAGAGAGGGTAACAATATGTTCGCAAGGACATGGGAAACGCTCAAGAAGAAAGCCATGCTCCCCGGTACTGCTTTATCGTTAGTTGCTACTGGAGGTGCCCTTGGAAAGGTTTTAACTGAAAGTGTTCTCATGGGTGCTGGAAGTGGTGCCATGTTATTTACGGCTGGACTAGGACTACGGAAGAAGAATAGATTACGCTTCTATGCGGCTACTTTGTCTGCTATGGATAAGGCCATTGGTATGTACGCTGACGATCAGAACTTAGTAAATCAGCTTAAGGTAGACCGTATGCTACTAGTGGACCTTATAGATGAAACCCGACAAGAGAAAGAGGAGTAAAACGTGGCTGACTCACCGGGCTTGTTTGACCGCATAGTTTCTAACTTTGAAGAACGTGTACAGGACTTTACGGAAAAGAGTAGCGCATACACTAAGAAACTACAGGCAGATGAAGTTACTTTTCAGGATCACCTAGATCAAGGTCTAATGGGAGCAGCAAACGCTGTCGGTATGGTGGGTGACGTACCTGCTGAACTATTTACTACCTTGGCTTCTGCTGTTACTCCTGACGTAGTTAAAGACTATCTTAAGGATGCCGCTGGTCAGGTCATGGCTACAGACACAGCACAGTCTGCTATGCAGTATATGTCAGATAATCCTGAGGTGGCTGACAGGATAGGCTACGGGGCAGAGTTAGCTGCTTTAATCCCCGGAATGAAGGCGGCACAAAGCGGACTTAGGTCTGTATCTTTAGAAGCACCTAATAAGCAGGAAGGCTTTTATGGTAGCGGTGGGCTTGGTGCAGCAGCTTCTATAGCTAAAACGGCACCTAGGGCCGTGGTAGACGCTGTGGACCCTCGTGCGGTGGCCTCTCGTAGAGAAGGGTTACCTATGGCTGTACGGAGGGTTGCCGCACCTATTACGGATCAACGTATAAGCGAGTACAACAAAATTAAGGCTAAACCTGCTAGTAAACGTGACGCAACGGACGCTGACTTTATTAAGTCGTTTAACTCTGACTTGTCTTACGTAGAGGGTCAACTAGATCAAACTCAACTGATTAACTACGGTAGGAGCGTAGATAGTGAAGGATTAATTAAGGATTTTGAGAAGGTTCAAGCGGTTTCTTTAGGCAACTTAGATTCTAACTTAGTTAAAACGGCTGTTGATAACTCTACCCAACTTAAGAAGAGTGGTATAAAACTAAATGCTAACGAAATTAATACTGTAACCCAGAGAATACAGGATGCCCAAGGAATAAATAGTAATGCTTTAGCAGTCGTTAGAAACCCTACAGCGTTCTCTGATACTGCAAGAGAGGGCCTAAAGGGGCCGTCTATGGAAGCTACTATGTTGTTCAGGGCTAAGGATAACATCCGTAAAATGTTCCCTGATAAGAATGAGTTTACTCAGGACGAGCTAGTAGAGTTTGCCGCCTTTTCTAAGTTTGCTGATAACACGTTAATTAATAAACAAACAGGCAACGTGGCTAATGCTGCTGAAAGATTCATTTATAGGATGACTGAAAGCTCTAAGTTTACGTCTAAAACACCTAGGCAACAAGCGTACACTAAGTTAGATCAATTCTTTAAGTACAGAAAAATGGAGTCCTCTGGTCAGAAACTAACTAAATCACAGAGGGCCGCTTATGAGCAAGCACAAGCAATGCTTGAAGTAGCAAAGAAAAAGGTAAAGGTGGAAAACGGTGTAGTGTACGTACAAGGTTCTCATAAGTCCGTAGCTAAGGGGTTAGGAGGTGTTAACGACCAGTTTGTTGTAAAGGCTAACGGCGATATAGTACACTTTATGAATGATAAGAATGACTTGATGGGACAAAAAGTGCCGGGAGATGCTGACGTAGTGTCATTGGTTGTTCCTAGTGGTTACAATGTTTTTAACCAAGCTAATAAAAAGGTAAAGTCTAAAGGTGCTGATGTAAAAGCTGAGTTTCAAAACACTTTAGCTAGTCGTGGCGCTCCTAAGGTATCTAAGACACGTCAAGGGTTGTTAACACAAGCGGCTTCAGATATTAACCAGACAAAAATAAACATGAAGCCTAGGGACTTTATACCAGCAGTCGGTGTAGGTTCTGGTATTGTCGGTGCAGGAACAATAGGGGATAAAAGAAATGAAAGATAAAGACCACACAGTAAGCTACACATCTTTGGACTATCACAGTATGTGTGAGCGTTCTAAGGAACGCATCAAGAAGATGCAGAAGGAAGGAATACCTACGTCCCATGACCCTAAAGAGAAGCCAGAGGACGTAGGTGGTGACGACAGAGGTTACTCTATCATATTCATGTCTTAGATTTCACAGTTGTTTCCTGTGCAAGCTAACTGCTGGCTACCTTCAGTCATATCAGACTCCTCATTGATATCCCAGTTGATTTCAGTAGGGAAGTCCTTCTTGAGTGACTTGAGGGTAGCCTTGTCCACCGGCTCATACGGTGCCTGTTGGTACGTGTGATCTGAGTAAGGAAGGAACGAAATTCCTGACACCTTATCAAACTTGTTGTACAACCACTGGCCTACCTCTAGAAACTCGTGGTCACGGTAGTAGCAAGTCATAGACGGCTTGTGTTCACACCAGTAGTCCTGATACATCTCCCACAACTCTAGTTGCTCTATCGCGCCCATGTCTGAGGCTGTCACAGCGCCCTCTGGTGATGCAATAGGAAAGCTGAACACCTTGGTACTAGGGTTCATCACATCGTCCTCTACAGGCACACCAGCGGCCTCTAAGACCACACAGAGGGGATCACGAGCGTCAGCACGAACACGTCGAATATACTGCGGGCTAAAACGAGGATGGCACCCACTAGCACTGTCGACCAACTGACTAACAGTACCGCTAGGCTTAATTGCAGTAATTGCTGTAGAAGGATTAATTCCAAGTCTCTCAGCCCACCGCTTGTTAGTTTCGATAGCCTCCTCTCGCATCTCTGTGAGCCACTTCTTAAGCTTTGCATTGTCACCTCGTCCTGATAGTAAATGGTGATCCATGATGCCCGTCAGTGACACCCCTAGTAACGCCTCTTCCTCAGTGTTAGTCTTCCATATCTTGCGTAAGTATCTAAAGTCAGTTAGCGTAGCCTGTAGAGTACCTAAGATAGACGCTATACGTACCTTCTTCTTGAGGGTAGATAGGGTGTCCTGCGGTCTTACTACTACTTCTGACAGGTTGCAAAATTGGTTAGGACGTAAAATTATCTCAGAACATGGGTTTGTACCAAACTCGTGGTCAGGGTCACGCCTACCGTTCTTTGCTGCTTGCTTCTGACTAGCGACACGAGAGAACATACCACGTTCACCAGAGCGTGACTCGTACAAACTAGTCCACTCATTTAGGTAAGCTTCAAAGTCAGGCTTCTCTGTGTAGCAAGCAGAGTTGTTGGCTAGACCCCTATGTGGACTATCTACCCACCATTGTCCTGTCTTAGCACGACGTAAGCGATCGTCAGTTAAGTTAGAGAGTGAGATAAGGGCTGACCGACGTACTCCTCCGACCACAATACACGATGCTATCTTACAGCAAAGATCGTGGCATTCAATGGATGTAAGTTTTCTTCCAGCAGCTTCTCGAAAGATTTCGACTGTGAACTTAAAGAGGTCAACGAGAGGTTCTGGACCACTTGCACGACCTCCGAAAGTTTTAAGTGCGGAACCCGCAGGTCGTACTCTGCTAACGTCCCACTGGGGAATTTGACCTGAATACAACAGTGATACCAGTTCCCTAAACGATTTCGCCCATCCAACCTTTGAATCGTCAACATTAATAACTGTGTCTGTTCCATGAAACTCCTCTGCAACCTCTGGCAACTTAGATACGTACTGACGTTCTACTGAGTAACCTACTCCTGTGCCACACATGAGGACGTACATCATCTCATCAAAGGCCTTAGGGTGGTCAATGGGTAGGTAGCTACAGTTAAACCCTGCTACGTTGTCACGGTCTAAGGCTTCCCCTGCGGTCATCAAAGCTCGCATGGATGGCATAACGTCTAGATCATAGATAGACTTAGTGATCTCTGAAGCATCAGCCTCATTTAGGTGACCTTTGTTAACCCAAAAGTTAACGTAACGTCCTACTGTCTCTTCCCAAGTCTCACGTCGTTGTTCCTCTGGTAGGTAACGTGCGTAGCGTGACTTGTGTATGTACTGTTGGTATGCGTCCATCTATTCTGTTACTCCTAGTGTCTCGTTTAATATTGCTTGTGATGCTAACTGTAGTAACATAAAGACACCATCAGGGTACTGTTCATTAGATGCTACTTCAAACATCTCCCCGTCTTCATACATAACTACAACTACTTTAGGACTTCTTTTCTCTTCTTCCATTACTAAAGCTTTGGCAGCAAAGGCCGTCAGAAACTCAGCAGTGGTAATCTCTTGTTCCTCTTCTTCTTTCTTACCTCCAAACTTACCTTCTACTACACGCATAGTTCTCTTAGGTTCAGGGTCTGTTGTGTCATCGTCATCACTCATGTACTAACTCCTTTATCAACCACTCTAGATACACACGGGCCTTACGTAAATCCTCTACTCCGTTCTTGTACTTGTATCTGTGGATGTACTTGTGTACGTTACCCTCGCAGTAAGCACGAAATTCATCGCCTAGTTGTTGCTTGATGTAATCAATAGCCTCGACGCCACCCTTGTTGTAATGCTCTGGTTTGTCAACTACGTCTACCTTGATCCACTTCTTCTCTGGTTTTGTCACCTCATCCCACTCTGCGGGTGTCGCGTTGTCAATACTCATAAACCTCATCCTCTAGTTCCTCTGTAAATTGATCTAACTTTCGTATGAGTTTGTCTTCAAACCTGTCTAGTATTTCCTCAGATGAAATCTGTAACGCCTCTAGTAGATCGTCAGGGTCATACAAATGCAAAATCTTCTCCTTAATTTCTTCTAGTGTCAGTGACATAATCAACTAATTCCTTTAGTGTGTCTATAGTATACCATAGAATCTCGTGTTTGTCACACCATTGAGCCATTGTATTCTTGGTACTTTTACTTACTTTTTGGTTAGGCTTCATTAGTACAAATATGAGTTCATGCGTCTTTGGCAAACACTTAACGATCGAACGATACTTTTGTGTGTCTCCTGAGCGAAAGTATCCTTTGCATTCAATGAGGTAAGTCTTTCCGTTTCTTTCGTACACAAAGTCTGGGGTGTACTTACGTTCGATTCTGTACTCAATCTGCCACGGCTCATAGCTAAAGCCGTATGGTTGTAGCTGTTTCGATACGTCATATTCAAACCCTGATCTAAATTCATTAGGATACTTCTTGGACTTTCGGCTCATTAATCACCTCTGTTAAATACCTTGGACCACTTGAGTACAAGAAAGTACGCAGACCTGACCAACATACGTGCTTGTACTGGCAATAAGAGCAACCCACTGCTAACTTTTGGTTGCCACTTTTGCCGTCTGGTACGACCTCGTGACAAACCTCCGGCCACTCTGGTTGCTCTACTAGCTTTTTTACTCGTTCTATATGCTCCTCTATATCGTAGCCAATCTTATCGTATACAGGAGCCTGTGTGTCATCAGAGTCGTACATCAGATAAGTTAGATGTCCGTTCTGTTTATCCATAGCTAACCAACCAAACTTTGTTTCTCCTTCTGAATGTGCATAGCCCTTAATTTGAGCAACGTACCCAAACGGGTCATCAAAAGCGAGACTTCCGTCTTTGAATTTTTTAAACCCAAAGGTGGAAGTGCTTTTAACATCAGTGACAACACCATCAATTTTGCAGTCCATAGAGCCTTTGATACCTGCAACTTCACACTGCTTTTGTTCATCTGTCACCTCGTGTCCTGAGAGCCTAGTGAGAAACAGAAGCATCTCCTCAATCAGATGCCCGTACATAAACTTGAC